GGCTGGATTGCCTGTTCTTTTAATTGAGAACACGAGAAACGATGCCAACGGTGGAGAACTCCAACTCTACAACAATAGAGGGGCTGGAAACGCTTCAGATGATGACCAAGCTGGACAGATAACTTTTTATGCTCTTGATGATGCAGACAATAAGGAATTGTATGGGTGGCTTAGGGGAGAGGCGGCGGATGTCTCAAGTGGGTCGGAAGATGGTGCTATAAGTTTTACAAACAAAGTCGCTGGGTCTTATGTTGAGGCGGTTCGTATAGTTGGTGGTAATGTAGGTATAGGAACTGCGGCTCCAAGTACAATAGCTGGCAATGCTTGGACGGATATTGATTTACAAATTAAAGGGGCTTTCGGAGCTACTATTGCAATCGTTGGAGATACACAAGCCGCTTTAATTTTATCTGATGAAGATGCAAGTTCAAACGAAAAAGTTTGGTCTCTGATGAGTATAGGAGGTGTATTAAGAATTGACCAATTCAACGATAATGAAAGTTTAAAAGGTACAAGGCTAAAACTCGATGACAACTCTCGCATCAGCCTATCCAATAATGATAGTGGTACAGATAATACAGTATTTGGATTTTTAGCTGGAGCCTCTCTTGCCTCTGGTAGTAATGATAATGTTTTTATTGGAGATTATGCTGGAACAGCTATGACAACTGGTGATTATAATGTAGCTATAGGTTCTGGAGCTTTTGATGCCGCCGCTGGTAGCCATGCAAGTAATGGTGAACTTTCAAATATAGCAATAGGATACAATAGTATGGGGGCAGTAAATGCTGGTTCTCATTCAGGAGCAAGAGCTTATGGTAATATTGCTATAGGTCAAGAAGCTTTACTTGGAGGAAGTTTTGGAAGCTCAGATTTAAATCTTGACTATAATATTGCTATAGGAGTTGATGCTCTTAATAGTACAGGTTCTGCCGCTCATAATAGTACTATTGCTATAGGAACGAGTGCTGGAACAGCTATAAACCATGCTGATTCAAGTGGTAGTGTTTTGATAGGACACTACGCTGGAGCGGCTCTTACAGAAGGTATTGGTAATGTTGCAATAGGAGCTGAAGCCTTAGATGCAGAAGATGATGGTGATTACAATGTTGCTGTAGGGTATCAAGCTTTAACAGCACAGACAGGAACAAGTGGAACAGTTGGTAATACTGCTGTTGGATATCAATCTGGTGCGGCTATAACAAGTGGAACAAAGAATGTCGCTATTGGTAAAGGTGCTCTTTCAACATCAACAACAGCTTTAAAAGTTATAGCTATTGGTGACTCAGCAATGGGTGCCTGTGCAACAGGAAATACACACGAAGGAACAATCGCTATAGGAGTTGATTCTCAACAAAATTTAACAACTGGTGGTGGTAATATTGCTATCGGAGTTGATTCATTAAAACAAAACACCACAGGTGCAAGAAATGTGGTTGTGGGTTCTTATGCTTTTGACCAATCTTCTGGTTCAGGAGCAGTAGATTCTTCTGATAATGTTGCAATAGGAAATTCGTGTATGGGAGGAGATTTTGCTGATGCGGCATCAAATAATAATGTGGCTGTTGGAGCCAGTGCTTTAAGTGGAACTTTGAATGCGGCTACTTATAATGTAGCTGTTGGTAATGTGGCATTAAGCGGTTTAACTGAAGGTGACCATAATGTTGCTGTAGGGACTCACGCTGGGGATTTGATAACAACTGGCGGTGAAAATATATGTATAGGTGCGACAGCAGACCCAAGTGCGAATAATGCTACAGCACAAATTGCAATAGGTTCAGGCGTATCTTGTGTAGGAAATACGACTATAACAGTTGGATATGGTGCTAATACTGCATCGCTTGGATTAGATGGAAGTGATACAACGTGGGCGGCGGCATCTTCTGATGAAAGATATAAAGAAAATATTGAATCGTCAAGTGCGGGACTATCGTTTATAGAAGATTTAAGACCAGTTACTTATAATTGGAAAAAAGCAAAAGATGTTCAAGAAGAATTACCAGCGTATAAAGAAGGTTCTGAAAAACCAGTATTAGGTTACGAATATGGGGAAACATTACATGGATTTATTGCTCAAGAAGTTAAAGAGGCAATAGATAAACATAGTGATATAAAAGAAGGTTTTAAAATGTGGAAGTTAAAGGATGATGGAATACAGACAGTCGCAGATGGAAACCTTATGCCGATTATGGTAAAAGCAATACAAGAACTTTCCGCAAAAGTGGAAGAATTAGAAGCAAAACTAAAATAACAGGAGAATATAATGGATTGGTCAAAATACAGTTCGTTGAAATCTGGTAGCAAAGTTTCTTTTGGAAAAGAGAAGCAAGTCGTGAAAGAAGCAGTTTCAGAAGTGAAGGATTCAGATGGCAAAGTCGTGAGACACGCACAAGCCAAAGAGGAACGTGAATACGTTGCTATGAGTCAGAAACGATGGGATGCTGAGTCTGGTGAAGCTATGGATGATAGTAAGAGTGAATATTCACTATCTCAATTAGAGAGTGAAAAAGCACGTTACGATGCAGACATGGCAAGAGCTAAAGCTCAAAGCGATGGACTTGCAAAGGCTATCGAAGATTTCAAGAAATTATAATGGAAAACATAGCACTTCTGATAATGTGTCTCATTTGTTTTGGAATGGGATGGTTTAGCAGATGTGTTATTAACAATAACAAAAAAGACAAGGAGTCATAATGGCTAAAAAAGAAAAAGAAAAAAAGCCTGTTTTGAATCTTGATGGCAAAGAGTATGTTATCGAAGATATGACAGATACACAAAAAGAGATGGCTGGGCAAGTTATGAGACATCAAGACCACGTTAATGATGTCAGAAATAAGCTCGCTACAAACAGGTTTATAGCAGAACAGTTAGCAGAGAATGAGAAGTCTTTCTCTGAAAAACACCAGAAAGGTGTCGTTGAATTGAAAAAGTCTCTTGAACCAGAAGAGGTAGAAGCGGAAGCATGATTGTAAGAAGGTGCAGTCAGGGTCATCGAGTACGCATTCATAAGAATGTGACACCGGGTCTTAAAAGAGTAAAAACTTACAGGGATGGTTCTACCGAAACCCTGACTTACCCTTCGTCTTATGGTTATTTTGTTGATGTAGATGGTAGTGTAGAAAAGAAAACAAACAGCTTTAAAGTGGCGGAAGAATTTTACAATGTTGAGTGTGCTAAAAAACATAGTGGTGGACATGGAAGATTAATGTTAGGTACTCATCATTTAATAAACGGTATTGCCACAGCTCAATCTGAGTATCCAACATCCGACAATACAAAATCTGAGATACAGGCTTTTTACGATAGGCGGGATATTGGTTATAATAATAGTGATACTAAGGCGGTACTATTAAATAAGATAAAGGTAAATGATTTTACTGGATCAAAAACTTTGGATAAATAGTGGCAAAGAGTTCGTTTATAAACTGGGAAAACGCACCTGTAGGAAAAGAAGGGTTTATTGCTTTGTTCATATTTATGAGTGGATTAGTTGGTGAAGGTTTTTATTTCTATAATCGCTTTATTGAACTAGAAAGCAATATGTTAGAAGCAAGTAATAAGATTGAAGAATTACTATCAAAGCACATTGAGAATGAAGAAGAAGAATTTGCAAAGTTGGAAGAGCGAGTAAAGTTTTATGAAAAAGAATTTAATATCAATCCATTAAGCTGGAGAAAGAAAAAGAAGTGAAAAAGGTTTGGGATATAATAGAGTTTATATTAGTCCTTCTAGTATTTAGCTGTATTGGATTAGCTTTTATGGCATGTGAAGATAGATATTTAACTGTTGAAAAAAGAATAATAGATTCGGAAAACAAAGTACCAGTATATTTTTATGCAGAGGCAGAACAAGCAGATATCGACACATGGCGACCAGTATTCACCTATTATATATATTTAATAGAGGAAGGGAATTATGATGCTTATTTCCATGCATATTGCATGCAGGGTGATTCTATCATATGGTCTGGAATACAACCAATAAAAATAGAAGGTGGAAAGAAAGTATGGGGAGAGTATGTAAGCGATGCAAGCTTTGCTCCTCAGAATATAGCTAATGTTACTCCAATGGCTTATGTGAGTGTGGAGTATTAATAATATAAATGGGAACAATATATGGCAGAAATGTATGCAGAATATGGCGTAATAGGCGTTATGGTCATACTATTTTCTGGAATGCTTTATTGGTTTAGGGGTTTCTTTGACACGCTTATTAACAATAAAATGGAAGACCTTGAAACTGAAATAAAACAAGTTCGAGAAACAGTACAAGATGAAGTACAACAAAATAGAAAAATTGTAGTGAAGTTAATAGACCGCATTAATTCACATGAAAAGGTTCTGGATAATTCTTTTGATAGAATTGCAGATAGCGGTGAAAGAAGAACGGAAAAACTTATGTTTAAAATTGAAGAAAATGGCAGTGGAATTAACTGGTTAAAAGGAAAGTTAGATAATAAATGATAGGGCAAGATTCTATACGCGTTGTGTCGGCGAATTTAGTAGGCACTGGAATATTTTTAATTGACACGATACCGTATGTGTTACAGGTTGTAATTGGATTATTAACAATATGGTATTTAATACTTAAAATAAAAAATATAAGGAGTAAGTAATGGATATTAAAAAAATGCTAGTTGAACTGGCAGAATCTCAAGCTGATAAGGTTAAAGATGACATGATGAGTCAATTAAATTCCAAAGAAATGGAAAAAAAGATTGCCTCAGCTATTAATGAAAAAATAGATATTCCATTTGTATCGGAAGAAAAGGAACAGGTGTTTTTTGAAAAAGTCGTTGATGTTGTTACTGATCTGTTGCATGGTCTTTTTGAGGGGAAGTAGTTTGTTAAACGAACCCCAAGTAAAGGATTTGATTAAAAGGGTGATGGAGAGTATGGATTTATATTCTCCAGAAGCTCTAGATTTAGTCTATAAGACTGGAAAAGTAGAAAGTGGATACAAGTATCTACGCCAGATAAAAGGCCCCGCTAGAGGTCTTTTTCAATGCGAATCATGGGTAGCGGTAGATATATGTAAAAACTATTTAGCTTACAGAAAAAAGCTAATGAAAAGGGTTGCGGAAGCTACTAATGTTAAGCTGTCTTATTTTGTAGACCCAAAAGAAGAAGATTGGGATTTTATATTAGAGACAAATATAGCCGCTCAGATAGCTATGTGTCGCTTACATTATAGAAGAATACCTAAACCTTTACCATCTAGCGTTGAAGGGCAGGCTAATTATTGGAAGAAGTATTATAACAGTATGGCAGGACGCGGTACTGTTGAGGATTTCTTAGTGAGGTCAGCTTAGTGCCAAAACAATATTATACGATTAGAGATTTCTCGGGCGGAATAAACTCTAGACAAGACCCGAGAGATTTAAAAGAAAATGAATGCTCTTGGATAGAGAATATGTCTATAGACTCTTTAGGCAAGATAAAAACTGCTGGTAAATTATATGCTCATATAGAAAATCAAAACGGCACTACTGATTTGTCAGAATATATAGTAGAAGCAACCGCCAGTTTAAACGGTGGTGGTGGATATGGATTATTTTATTTTGAGTCTGACCATAGTCGGGATAGCGAAAACACTATTACAAATACAAAAAGCGGCACTGCGCTCACTATACATGCTTCAAATGCTGGCGCAATAAGGTTTACTAAAGTAAGAACCATACCAGATGATCCTCCAACCAACCCAAGTAAACGCTTAGGTATAGAAAGTTAATTATGGCAACACCATCTGAAAGCTATATGACTTTATTTGGGGGGACGGATAATGGAAACAGTACAATTTATACTGCTGATGATAGCACAACCCAAAATCTTATAAAGGTTGGTGATAATATAAAGATATCAGGCACTGCAAGTAATAATGGTATATTTACTGTAACCGATATAACTACAGATGGTACTTCTTTAGGCTCTACTGGTGATGTTTATTATGTATTAAAGGGTCGTGGAATTACAAGTGAATCCAGCACTGGATCAACCACCCCTAAAATAGAGGTTATAAGAGCACCGGGGGATAAACTTGTAGCTTTAGGAGATGTGGATTCCGCAGGTGGTATTGACGTATGGTCAAATAACGCTACTACTGATTATACAACTAAAGATAATGGATGGACAGCTTCTGCTGTTTCTCCTACTTTAGATGGTAATGATGCTCAGTATATATTTCATTTTGCAGATGAAGCATTGCGTGTATGTAATGTGAATGAACAGTGTACCAGTCATATAAAATGGTATGGCTATATACAAAGACATCAGTTTTCCCATGCAAATGGTCTTGTATTTTCAGAGTGGCAGGATCATCCAAACGCTCTATATCCCCCTAGAAGTTCTGGTGAGTTTAGTTACTCTTATGGTACAACTTCACACTCTGGTAGTACTGAAACTAATTATTATCAAAATAATAGAGGGGTTGCCTATTTAAAAAAGAACGGTACCAGTAATTTACAAGTTGATGGAAACCCAAACACAACCACTACGACCTTTACCTTTGAAGATAGTGGTAATGTCGATGTCTTAGACCAAAGTTCTGCTGGTGAAGTAATATCTATTGCCACTGCTTTAGGCACAGCTCCAAATGAATATTTGTTTTGCAAAAAATCATCTGGCTCTGCGGGTTCAACCATTACATATAGTCGTTCATATGGTGGTAGTTTAGGCGGGTCTGCCCCCGTAGATTATGCAGATGAAGACACACCTATAATTAACAGGGGTGTCGGGTTTAATATAGGATTAGATGATGGTAATGCGGCTGGAGAGTGGGAAGCTGGTGTATATGAATTTCATCAAACTTTTATATATGATGGTAATCAAGAATCTATTCCAGTTCAAATGGGGAATGGTGCCTCTACCATAGCGGCCTTTACACACACCACTTCTGGAAACGTAGCTTTTCAGGTTTCTGTTTACGCTGATGTTGCTTACAGTGGCAGGATTTCAGGCGGAAGAATTTACACAAGGTTAAGTGGTTCTGATGATGATTTAACCCTGTTGGTAGACATAGATATTGTAAAGGGTATAAAAACAACATTAGATGGTGAATATACTGTTTGGTCTTATCAATCTGGTAAAGGGTATTATGTTGTTTGTCCCGCTACTGGAAATGCAATGAAACCTAACTTAGATACTTATAATACAATTAATGGATATCCTCCCGATATAAAATTTATGTCAATTGGTGGAAAAAATGAATTATATAAAACTTCAGTAGTGGCTGGAAGAAGAACATTTATTGCCAATGTAAAAACATTCGGGTTTACTGGTGAGTTAGAAAAATTTGGTGATAGATTAATGTATAGTGAAGTTGGAAAGTTTGACACTTTCTTACCGCATAATTTTATAGATGTTTCTAAAGGGGATTATGGAGAATACACAGCATTAGAATCGTTTGCTGATAGATTATTAGCGTTTAAGCATAATCTTGTACATATTATAAATATTTCCAATCCAAACCCTGCTAATTGGTATTTGGAAGAGACTGTAAAACATTATGGTGTTAAGTTTCATTTTAGCGTTACCAAAACAGAGTTTGGAATAGCATGGGCAAATGAAGCTGGATGTTTTTTATATGATGGAAGTAGGGTGAGGAACTTAACAGAAAGAAAATTAGGTGTAGGGATTAATCATAGTAGCGATGCGAGTTCTTGGTATTTGATTGGTAGGGGTAGTGCTAATGCAAAAGACTCTATGGTTGGTTATGATCCTATGAGTAATTCCTTAATAATAATGAGGTCACCAAGAGATGCTAGTACAAATAGTAATCAAGCATATATATATGATTTTGATTCTGGGGGTTGGGCGTATAATACAAACATATTTACAGATAGTGAACATATAACAAATTTTGCTATTGATTGGAACAATAATCTTATTGTAGGTAAAAACGTATCTGGAGATACAAGTGATGTTAACTTTTTTAAATATTTACCAATTTCTTCTGCCGCATCTGGTCAGGAGTTTAGAACGAGAGATATAGATTTTGGTCAACCGGGTGTAAGAAAAAAAATATATAAAGTAACTATGACCTATAGATCAACCGCCGAGCAAAATACTCCATTATATTATGAAACTAACGGGGGTCAAGATTGGGATACTGCATTTGCATCGGGCTCTGGAGTTTTACCACAGGGAAATACTGGTGGGGCTGGATATTTAGAAAGTACTAGTGATGGTGGTTCACAGTGGGGTACAGCTGTTTTTACACCAAGTTCTCCTGTTGAATGTAATAGTATAGCATTTAAGTTAGATTTACCATCTTCAGGAAAATTTGAAGTAAATGATATGACAATAGAGTATCGTACACTTAATTATAAGAGTGCAGAGTAATGGCTAAGGATAGAGAAGTAAGAAAGTTGTTAAACACTAAACAAGATATAATAGAGTTTAAAGGTATCCCATCTACAGGTAATTTAGAGAACGGTCAAATAGCTTTTGCTAAAGACTCTACTGGACAATTAGCGTTGTATCGCAAATATTTTGGGAAACTTTGGAAATCATATCTTTCCCACAATGGAGATCAAGTAGTAGATAGAGATTTAAAAGTTGGAGGCTCGTTAACTGTAAGGGGTAATTTAAAAGGTACTCGTGCTTATTTTGGCGGTGGAAATGCATCTGCTATGACCTCTACTGGATATTTAAAATCATTTAATGGGCTTACTATGTCTTCTACTATTGGATATAGAATGTTGCGCGATGGTAGCGTAACAGGTGTTAGTGCAAATTACAATATTACAGATGAAGGTACGGATGGTATAATTAGGATACGAGTTTTTAAAAACGGTTCATCTGTTTTTCACGCTTCAAATACTAGTATATCTGGAACTGGCATGAACTCAATTAGCGCTACACAGGCTAGATATGTAGATGTGTTTTCAAATGGTGATATTATGTCTTTAAATGTGGAAATTGCAGTAGAGGCTGGATCAGATTATCCAGCAGTAGATGATGTAATAGCATATTTTGAAGTAGTATTTAATGATTAAAAGGAAGAATTATGGCATATAAAAGTTTAATAGATTATTACGGTGGCGGAATGGTGAAACCATCAGGTGGTGGAACAGCGAAGCAAGCTAAGGGTTATTATTTAGGTGGACAGGTTTCAGATTTTAGTGTAAAATCACAATCCGCTGAGGATAGGCGGGTTTTACAGAAGAAAGTAGAAGCCGATCAAGCTAAAAGAGGCGGTGGTGCCGCTTCATTTACGATGGGGCTTATTGGAACAGGTCTTGGCACTTTAATTGGGCAACCTCAATTAGGGGGATTGATTGGTTCAGCTTGGGGACAAAAATATACTGAGGATAAATATAAACCAACAGACCTAAGTGGTGGTTTATATGCTTTAGATGTTGCAGATAGATATACAAAAGAACAACAAGATTATAAAAAGGGCGGTACAGGAAGAATTGCAAAAGCTGGTTTTATGGGGTATATCGGTGGTGGAGAAGGTGGAATGTTTAGTGATATATGGAAGGGTGCAGGTAAATTTCATAAAGCTAATGTTGCTAGGAAAGCGGCGGGAGTAGCTTCAAAAGCACAAGCGGCTTTAACCCCATTAGAAAGGGGTAGTCAATTAGGTAGTGAATATGTAGAGCGTGTAGGTAGTGGGGCTGAAGCTTTTGAACCTAGCAATCTCGGAATAGAATTTTCAGATAGAAATATAACCAGAAGCTCTGCTGGAGTAAATATGACAGGTGGTGAAGAGTGGATGGTACCTGATACTTCTGTTGCGGGTCAAGTACAAGATTTTTCTTCTAATATCGATTCAGGATCAAAGGAATTATTTTATAATAATCTGTCAAAAGCTAGCACTAATCCTGCTGTACAGCCAATATATGATCCTTCACCAGCTTCTGTTGCTGGTATTTCAGGAGTTGGGCCACTAGCCGAAGGTTTAGTGGGTGGTTCTGCTTCTCAAGGTGCGGGAAGTGGAGAAAATCTATATAATATGATTTCTGGTAGTTACGATTATGGAGGAGGCGATGATCCATATCAAGTACAAACAGCTGGTGGTTATGCTGGAGGTAATGAAGGCGGTTTTGGTGCAGGGTTAATGAATATGTTTATGCCATCTAGAACTAGGCCGCGCATTGGTTTTCAAGAGGGTGGTCAAGTTGGTTATGGGACAGCTCAAACCCCAGAAGAGGCATTAAGACAAGTAGGTATGGGAGACGTTGTGGATGACCCTCGATTTGACAAATATTTAGATGATGCACCGCAATTTGGATTAGGTTTTTCACAGAAGATGGGGGACATAACAGCTGGTGCTCGCACTGGATTATTAAATATTGGAAAACAAGAACGATTAACTGGTGCTAAAACAGGTTTTGCAGGTGGCGGTGGTTGGATGAATCCATCAGCAAGGAAAGAAGTACAAAGACAGTATGGAACTCAAAAAAGAGGTGTTGGTGAAGATTATGCATCAAGCGTACTTAGCTGGTTAGGTAATGTCGAGCAGGAAGCTGGTATAAAATTTGGTGAAGATAAAAGTAGGCCAGATTGGGCTCAAGACGTACCAGCAGATGACCCGGGCTGGAATCCACCATCAGGCACAGAAGGTGCAACGTACAATTTCAATGGTACAAACTGGGTTTTCAGCGGTGGTAGTTGGATGACAGTAGAAGAACAAGAACAATCAGCATTATACGCTGAACAATCAGACTCGGATTACGGGCCGTAAAGGAGAATAATATGGCAAAGACAGACTGGCTATCAGAAGCAATGAAATATCATATGTTTCTACAGCAATTAAAAGGAACTAAACTGACAAACCAAGCTAAAGAGTATAACATTGCAAAGGGCGTGTTTGATTTAAAATCGGATATAGAGGAACATAATATAAAACTTAATAAAGAGAAGCGCGATCAAGATACTCATAAAGCTACTAAAAGAAAAGATGCGCTGGCTGAATACAATAAAGAAAGAGATGAACATCAAGAGAATTATGATTTAGCAGAAAAGATAGCTCCGGGTTCTGGTATTGAATACCTAAACAATCTTTCCGATGCGGAAAAACAGTATGTACCTCACCTTAGCGCACACGCAGAAAACGTGAAAGGACAAGGAAGTTTAGTTATAAGCGATGTTAATAGTATTTTGGTGAATAGTGAACTATCACCCATTGAAAAGAAGAAACAAATAGAGGCTATAAAAACCGCCAATCCCAATATTAGTTCTGGGGCAACATCAAACATAGATGGGGCAATTGGTATGGTAGACAATATGATACATGATCAGGTAAAAACCTATTGGTTAAAAGATAACCCTAATCACCCAGATGCAGGTAGGGTAGGTTTATTACCAGCTGGAGACGCTTATAAAGAAATATTAGAGAAAGATGCTTTAAAAGATATAAATGTTGTTTTTAATAGGATAACAAAATCAGCTGACGCGGCATGGCAACTTGAGATGTTAGAGGGCACTGATATGGGGGGTAATGTAAAAGGTGTTCAAAACGTGATTCAGAATCGTTTAGAACAAGATATTAAAACAATAAATGATACCTCTAGACAAGCATCGGCCAATGATGATGCATTATACAATGAAGCGTTCTTAGGAGTTAAAAAAAGGAATCCACAGTACTTTGATAGTGTTAATAATAGAATTAAACCGGGGTTTGAATCTATAGTGTCAGATAGTATAAATATAGACTTTAACAAAAGATTGAGACAACGACAACAACAGCCATAATGTCTAATGGAGATAAAAAACAATTTGATTTTGAAAAGTATGGCTTAGCCTTACCCGGTATAGAATCAACACCAACAGGCCAACAGCAAAGTGGGTATGACTTTGAGCAGTATGGTTTGTCAACTCCTAAAGAAGATGAATGGCAAACCGTAATCAACAATACCAACGACCGAATGGAGAGTGAACATAACCTGTCTGAGGGTTATGAAAACATTACAGGTTTAAAAGGAGCTATAGCTGAATTTGCGGCTGATAAAGATATGGCTAAATCAGAGATAAATCTTTTAAAGCAAGTTGCTAATTCTGAAGATATTCCATATGAAGATAGAATGAATGCTCGAAATAGTTTAGATGCTATATATGAGAATGTAAGAAAATACCAATCATTTGGAGAGGGCGCTCAGTATGTCGGTAAACGTATGGTTAGTATACTGCCGTTTGTTGAGGCTGATTGGCAAAAACACAGGGGTGGCCCACTTGAGTTCGCCGCTAGATCAGACCCAGATTCCCCTGAAGGTATATATGATCCATTAATTGCTGGTGTTGGTGTTGGGTTTGGTCAAACTGTAGGTATTCAGGACGTTGCAGACATGATGACTACTATAGGTGAGTTTTCTATTATTGGCGGAGCAACACAAATACCATTCCAACTGGCTATGAAGTATTCTAAGAGTGGTAAAATGACTAGCGGTCTATATAGAATGGTGGCCAAAACAAATAAGATGAAGAAAATACTTCCGCGTGTCGCTAAGGCAAATCTTGACTTTGGTATACATAACTTTACCACCATGCATCCAGAAGACACAGCAGAAGGCGCCACTTTAAAAACAAAGTTAATGACAAGGATAAAAAAAATACCATCCACTGCATTAAGTGCTACTTTATTTGGATCATTCGGTAGTTTTGAAAACGTGTATGCCCAATATGGTGGTGTATTTACCGCTGGATATTTAAGTGCGTTACAGGGATCAATGAGCGATGGTATGTCAGCGTCAGAAGCTCATGGTGAGGCATTTAAAAGCGGGTTGATGTTGGTTGGTGCACATGGAGCAAATGTATTAGGTAGAAAAGGTTTTGAATCATTTAAAAAATATATGACCGATCGTGGGATGAGTAAAGAAACTGCGGAATATTTTGCCAGTCACATTATAGAAAAGAAAATAAAAGGAAAAGAAAAAGATCAAGTATGGAGAACAACAGATGAATCTGGCCCAGCTGTTGTAAGAATTGTAAAAGAGGTAAAACAGAAAAATAAGCAAAATAAAATTGTATTTGAAGATGTGGAAGCTGATGGAGCTAAACCACAAACCATGACTTCTAACAGGTTTTATAAAAAATACACAGAAACAAATAGGCCAGAAACATCAGAAAAAATACAAAACCGTAGAAAAGTTGTAATCCATAAATTACAGCGTCAATTAGGGATGAAAGATGCTGAAGTTAATGATTTTAAACGAAAAATATTTGGTATAAAGGGAAGGGCGAGGGCACCAAAAGAAGAAGGTGGAAAACTAATTGAATTACCATCGTATCTTGATCTACCCGGCAAGACAGTAACTTATTTAAAAGAAATGGCAGATTACTATGGTGTTAAATATGGTAAAAATATACAGAAGCCTGCGCTTATAGAATTAATAGAAAAGAATGTACCGCGCCAGTCTGGTAAGCGATTATCGTGGGCTGATGCTAATCCCAGACAATTATATGAAGCACAGACTAAACTAGATAAACAAGTTCAGATTAAAAAGACAGCTAAAGATGTAAAGCTTGGCTTGCATACTGATTTAATTGATAAGGATGGAAACAAAGTATACTACAGGCAACAGCCAATTCGCACCTTAATACGAAAAACAAAACTTGGTGAAAAATTACTGGATAAAGTACGACCAGATAAATTCATACCGGTTATAGAAAACACTGATAAGATAGTAAGTCAATATGATAAGGATATAAGTGGTAATAAGTTTAATGCTGAGATAATGGCACAGCAGTTTAACGATGTTATTTATAAACATAATCTAGGGGAGAAAAATTTTAGACGTATAGCAGAGGCTATGTGGGAAAAAGGGAAGGTAAAGGTAGAAGATCTATCAAAATCTGAAGCAGAGGTTTTAGACCTATGGAGAAAACAGATGGAGCAGGGTGGTGCTTTAGGTATGCAGGAAGGTATCTTTGATGATGTAGTAGAAAATTATTTAATGGGTATATATAAACCTACTACTAAAAAGGGGGAGGGTAAGGTTCGCAGTTTAATTAAACGATCTAATATAACAGCAAAAACACCGCGAGCACTGGAAAAGATTCTTTCATTTCCGTTAGAGATTGAATCAAAAAAAGGTCTTGGTTTAACGCCTGAGCTAGACATGCGGATTCTTTCTGGAAGTTGGTGGCAGTCAGTCGGTAAGGCGATAGCGCAAAAGAACTTAGCCAGAAGGTTAAGCAATTTACCAGATCAAAACGGCAATTTAATGATTTCAGATAAGGCGGCAAAGGGTTCTGGATATGTTCAAATTGATATACCAGCATTAAACAAGGAGATAACAGGATCAAGCAATAAAAAGGTGTGGGTTCATCCTGATATAGCCCCACAATTAAAGATACTACAGGGTTCAATAGGTCTTGAACTTGCCCCGAGTTTTTATAGAAGTTTTAATAATGCAGTAAAACGTGTAATTATGTTAAACCCATTAATTCATGGTTGGAATATTTATTCAGATGTTATGGATGAGTATAATTTAAGAATGTTAAAAGCTGGTCGCGTAGTTCTCTTTGGTGAAAAAGATTGGTTACTGGCAAAAAGAGCGGGAATGTTAAAGCCTGAAAGGAATCGTCTTGGTCTTCCAAGTTGGAAAAAAGCATGGAAATCTTTATCTAAACAAGAGCAAGCTAACATGGTAGAAAAAATGCATATGGAAATGGCCTCTGAGGGTATCGATATAGCAAAAGTTGGTGCTGTATCTCAAGAACTTGAAGGTATGAATATGAGAAACTTTAGTGAGTTATCTCCATCTAATGCGACTATGGCGCAAAGCTTACGACAACTAGGTGGTCGTTTAAAAAAAGGTGAATCAGTTTGGGATAAGGCACATATAGTTGGCAGGTCGATGCGCTTGGGCGCAGATGCTATGTTATGGGACAGGGTGGTTAGGAACTCACAGATAGCTATATATTCTAAAATAAAACACGATGCATTAAAAAGAGGATTAAGTGAAAGAGAATCACGGAATGCATCTGCTCACTATACCAAAGATTTATTAGGTATGTTAGAGCGTAGTTATTTCTCGGCTAAGGCACCGTTCTCGGCAGATTTTTTAAATCTTGCTTTTTTTGCTAGAAATTGGACGGTAAGTAACGCCCGCCTTGTAACTGGTGCATTAGGTTATCGTGGTGCAAGGTCTGATAATCTCAGATTTTTGTCTCATCGAGGGTTAAATAAGGGAGAGATGCAATTCTTACAAGAAAGATATTTTGCACATCTTGTAAAGGGAATGTTGGGTATGATAGCTACGACCAATATAGCGCAGTATGCATGGACTGGACTTGACAAAGAAGAAAAAAAAGATGGTACTGTTAAATATAAATTTAATAAAGACAAAGCAAGGTGGGCTACAGAAAACGATCCGGGCCATGAACTAGATTTTGACACTGGAAAGTTAGATGCTAAAAAAGGTAAAATTTACATAACTCCGCCAATATTCAGGTATATGCGTGACTATGTAGGCTGGTTTGGAGAACCCGCCAGAACACTATTAAATAAAATACACCCAGTCCCAAAGTTTGCTATAGAGACAATAACAAATACACACCTATGGAACGATAAAAAGATTGTAGAATACCCTGAAGAAACACCACCATTTGAAAAGGTAAAGTTACATGCTCATCATGCATTTCAATCCCTCACACCATATAGTCAATTTGCAGGAAGGCCAGATCAAGTGAGAACATGGGTTGAAAAAGTTACACCTTGGTTTGGTACATGGATTAGGCATGGTGTCGCTGGTGGAGAGTTCGCATATAAATTAAATAGCTTTGCCAGAGCTAGGGATCATAAATTAGATGAGATAGATGAAGCAATAAACCTAATGGCACAGCATGGTGATACAGCTTCTGTAGTTGATGAATTAATAGCTCAAAGAAGATACCCCACTATAGACGGTATAAGAGATAGAATACAAAAATATAAAAATCCATTATTTTATAAATATAATTTTGTATTAAGGGGTAAGAGAGAACAGGCTCAATTTCTAAATTCATTAACACCCTCAGAAAGAAAAAGGTTTTTTAAAGCTCTTAGAGCTGGTTGGGATAAAGAATAAATAAAAAGGGGCGAGTTTCCCCGCCCCTATTATCGGTTGTTCGTTATTATCAGAGTGGATCATCCGCCCACATGTCTTCCATTGTTAGTTCATTCTTTTCATCCCCAACTCTTCTAGATTCAAACCAATCGGACTGAGAAGAACGGCCGGTATCTGAGTTTAACAGATCAATCATTTCAGTATCACCACAACTATAATATGCAATTTTCTTTATTTCTTCGTGTTGCACAATCAAGAATTTTCCATCATCACCATATGTAGCTAAAATAGTGTTTAACGCTTTTTTAGCATTATCATATGAACCATAATTGCCCGGACGATAACCTAAGAAATGAGTATGTCTACCATAACAACGACGTATTTTACTTCTACTATCATCTGTTCTTTTTATAGTATAGTATACTTTAGTTGTTTGATCTGGTATGCTATTATAACCTAATTTCATATTTGATTTTTTCATTTTTAACCTCCTTTCATTTTTCGGTTTAAGATTTTGATTCATACTACTTATACTAGTAGAACAAAAAAAAGTTCCAAAAAAGTTTTTTGTCGTCAGAAACTGCGGAGTTCAGAAATTGGTAGATTATAGCAATCGGCACGTACTTTGTAATTATTACGTGGGTCTATTTCACCTTTGACCATAAAGGTAGCTCTGTTTAAATATTCATCTTTATCCATCCATCCCAGTATCCATCCTTTAGACATATCATTTAATACGCGGACAAATACATATTCATCACAGAGCTGGTGTGTATTATAATTAGCAATGGAACATTCATAGAATGGTTTAGGTTTTACTTTAGTTCTTTTTGTTTTGACATCGGCTTTCACATTATCTTTATATATAATATCATAATCATATGTATCGCACATAGTACCGCCGACTGTATCTAGTACAATTAATTCTCCAACAAAGCCAGCTAAGTTACCAGCACCTTTTGTAATACTATTTTTAATGGCACCCATCTCTATAGCGCGTTGTTCCGCTTGATATATTTGATCATCAGTTATATATACCTCAATCATTAAATAATTTTAGTAATGGGTTCTTATTCTCTGGTATTGCAATAGTAAGTAAAACCGAATGCCCTTCCAACCAGTATAGTACCGCATCTATTATATCTATAATAAATTCCACTACCTTAGTACCATCGTTTCATATTCTGTTTTTTTCATTTTAGCATATTTACTTTTTTCATGCTTTGTCATTTGCTCCCAACACTTTGGAAGTGGTTCAACTCTGGTATCATAACCAGTAGCCAACCCGCAAAATAATTTATCTTCATCATCTTTTTCCTGTAATCTAGGGTTCCATTTAGATTTTCCACAGAAAGCACACATTGCATCAATTTTTGGACAATGTAAAATAAAAACCCCCTCTAGAATCTTGTTCAAAGCTCTAAAAGGGGTTTTTTGGTATAACTGTCCATTAAACAACTATCGCTCGTTATTAAGGCAATTAGGTGTCCTATTTAAGGTTAGGCTTAAAATGGGTCTGATCCAGACTGTTTAGGTTTATTTGGCTGGAATTTATCCTGTGGATCAGTCCATTTAACAAAAAGCATAGCTTTGCCTTTTTTTGTTTCACGTTTCCACAAAGCGAAATCCTTTAAGTCTCCGCCAACTTTACCTTTTCCAGTATAGTCTGGTTTATTATCACCATCTTCTTTGTAATCGTTCTGGAACATGCTAGCTGTTCCTTCTTCGTGTTCGTAAGCCATTTACTTACTCCTTTTCTTTTATTCAATTATATGATGATTCACTTATCAACCCTTTAGAACCAACCAAGCGGGTAAATAACTTATAGGAATCATCATAATGTTTTCTTTACTAATGACAGTAACAATAAATATTGTTCGAGCGGTACAACCATAAATGGTTCATCCCTGTCGCCTCTTATTACTACACCGCTTTCTTGCTTTTCTGGTTTTACCCAGATAGCAATATTCTTACGGCGCTTACACCCATAATATTTTCCTTCAATCTCTACGTCGCCCTTTTCATGTTGGGCGCCACCGCGATCTCGGTTATAGGCACTAAGTTTATAATCTTTTGCGGATCGTACAACTTGACGTTGCAATTCAGCACCGCGTTGACGATTTCGCCTACCCCTCTTTATGTTCTTTGGATTCTTTTTCATTTTTAGCTTCTTCTATTTTTGATTCAAAATGTTCTATGAACTCCTCTACTTCACCTTTCATTACTAAGTACTCTTCAAAGTACCGTTGACTTGCTTTTATATTTTTATCTAAATACATCAATCCATTCCATATGTTTTCCATATCGCCAGCAAGTTGTTTTATGGTAGGTTTCTTTCTTTGTTTTGTTGCAGATGGTTTCTTCATGATATAGTCTCTTTTTCTTTTTCTTTTTCTATGCTTTCTTTTATAAAAATTAAATCTCTTATCAACTTAGAAAAAGGTTTTTTCCATTTAGGGTTTATTCTTGGGATATTAATTTTTTCTGTATTATATAAGGAAGTTAATAATAAATCAATTTCTGCTTCACTAAACTTTATAATAGCTCTTCCTATCAAATCTTGTTTTTTCATTAAAATGGTACCTCGCTTATTAACTCTACAACCCTAGCAACTGGATAATATACTTCGTCATCTTTTTCATTTGTAAAACTTTTACCCCACACCATAATCTTTACCTTTTTATCAGCAAGATCATTTCTTCTAAGGTAGGGTAGATCAATACGACCATCTTTTTCTTTGGTCATATTCATTAACTGCATAAACTTAGCAATCCCCCAATTCTTATTTGGTTTATAGTCATAACCGTTAACCTGTTTATACCTAAAGATTCCATTGTCGGTTACTTCTGTATCCTTATAATCTCCAGACGTTACCTTATAAACAGGTTTAAATACATCAGCTATAAATGATCCACATTTTATATCGGTAACGGTAGTCATATCTATTATTATTGCTCTATAGTTTCCAGACGGTAGTTTTTCTTTACCCGAGTTACCAATAAGGTCAAAGTAGGCTGTAGAGTCAGACAATTAATAATCCTTTCCAATAAGAACTTTTGTGTTCATCTGTTTTTTTAATTCCTTCATTCTTAATATCTCTCCCGCAAGATACACGCACATATCTAATGCCTCTTCGAGAGCCTCATGAAGAAAATCTCTTTCGTCTTCTTTTGGTATTATATCTGGGTATGTTTCCTTACCCTTCTCAATCCTTTCCGCTACCAGTTCTACTATTTCTTTGTTCACTACTTACGACCCCTGCTAAAAAAACTGTCTAGTAAGCTATCTACTTTATCTTTCTTTTCTTCTTTTTCTATTCGCTTTACTTCGGGTTTCTTTACAGGTTTCGCTTTAGGTGGCGCTTTAGGTATAGTTACCTTTGTCTGTCTAGGCTCTTCTTTTTTCTTAGCCTTCTTTACTACCTTTTTCTTAGGTGCAGGTTTCTTTTTTACAGGATTAGGTTCTTCTTCTTCTTCTTCTTCTGTTGCTTTCTCAAATTCCGGAAACACATCTGGATCAATCCCTAATGCTATCAATTCTTCGACCTCATCCACTACCTCTTCTTCTTCTTCAATCTCTTCTACTTCATGTTCATCTTCAACTGGCTCTTCTACTTCTTCTACTACTGGTATATTACCAACTTCATTTGTAATGACAGCAATTGCAAGTATACGAACCTTTTCTTCTAGCTCGTCAACCCTATAGGTTAACGCGTCTATTTTTTTATCATGTTCTAATGCTATTCCCATTGTTACTCCTTGTTATAGTTACTTTTTATTTCACGTATTTTATCTACAGATGCAGTAAGATTATCTTGTTTTATTCTACCATCATCCAATGCATCCAAGACCTTGTTTAAGTCTGAATCTTTTAAACCGCGAGCTTCTAAATGTATTACGGCACGCGTATGCTCTTCAGCGGTTATCTTTTTACCAGAATCACCAATTATTATAGCTCCACATTCCTTCTCAGACATTAATCGCTCTGATATGCTCTCATCTTTTTCATCATCACCATCCATTACATAGCTAACAAACATGTCTATTATTCCTTTTTCTGAAGGTTTTAAAGACATGCTATATCCTTCTGTGTCGAGTTTATATTTATATAATTCTAGCGCAAAAAAGTGTCTAACCTTTCCGCGATTTATGCTATCCCAATCGGGTTCACTATTTTGACTCATAGTTTAGTTCCTTTTTTATTTTTCTCTCTACCACTTATTCCACCACCGCAAGGTTCAAAGAATGAACAATACTTTATATTGCACTCCCATTCCTCTACTGGTGAGGTTCCGAAATCAACAGGCGGTGCTCCCTCTTCTATATAGTCAGCTAACATATTCCAATACTGTTCAGCGCTTTCTATATATTCTAAAGGTACTTCCACCTCTTTCATTCGAGAATTATTTTTATTATAAAATAGTAATGCCATACTATCTACATCTTGACCCATTTCTCTGAAATACAATCCATATGTTCCCATTTGATAACAGTAATTCTCCTTTGGTTTACCGCTACCATACTTACCAAACATACTCTTCCATGACCAGTCATTGCATGTTTTTATATCATACAATCTATTATCATCGATCATCATAAGGTCAATCCAACTACGAACATTTAATCTGGGAATCTCTATTTCCTTTTCAACATAAATAGCGGTACCATTTTTGCGGGCGTATTCTTGACAGGCGTATTGTATGTCCTCATGTACGAGGTCACCAAGACGAAATAAACGCATAGTACCGCTATCTTTTTCAGTAGGTTCTAACTTCTCCACACTTTGAAAGTAGTGTTTCCTCATGCACAATCCCGCGCCAGATGCATGATACCAACTTTCCTTACCTTCATATCTTTTACCGAAATGCTTATCGCGTAAGTCTAGTATATAATTATCGTATAAGTCTGCTACATCAATCATTGTCTTCCGCACTGGTTGTGTTGAAATCCACTATCTGATCTATATCTTTTAATGCGATTAAATTATTTAAATTATCTCTTGTAATCCGCTTAACATTATTATCTATAGCTTTTTGAATAGTGAACTCAACTAGTTTATAAATGAAATCGTTTATCGATTTTACTGTTGTTCTGCTAATTTGAATTCCATAGTTATGAAATTCTTCCTGTACTTTACTTTTATTTAACATCGTCTCTCCAATTAATTTCAATTTAAAGTGCGGGGTAGGAAACCAAAAAACCTACCCAACACTTGACCAATGTACAAGATGGTCTATGTTTTCTACAATATTTAGTTAGAAACTAACCCTTTATGTTCATTATTCCAATCTATTAATTTTTCCATCTCTTGATTTCTTAGCTCCTGTACTATCTCAATAGACCTTAATAGACCTACCATCACCATTGTATTCTCCGCATAGGGATGGTTCTTTAGTTTTCTATTTTTATCTCGTATTTTCTGAACTTCTTTACGAAGATTTTTCAACACTACTTCTGCTTT